ACATCTGAACGCGCCCTAGAAATTTTGGGCGACCCTGAGATTGATGATTCTATTGGTAAAGTTGCAGGAGTTACTCGACAGATTAAACTTCGTAAGTCTGGTTCCAGTCTTATGATGATGACCGCTAACCCTCGTGCAAAGATTGAATCTAAGTCGTTCCATCTTATTGTTATTGATGAGTGCCAAGAGGCAGATGACTTCGTGGTCTCTAAATCTATCTCTCCTATGCTTGCTGCGTACAACGGCACCATGATTAAGACAGGCACTCCTACAACGCATAAGAATAACTTCTACAGAGCTATCCAATTAAATAAGCGCCGCCAAACAACTCGTGGTCGTCAAAATCATTTTCAGTGGGATTACAAAGATGTCGCTAAGGTAAGCCCTAACTACGGCAAGTACATTAAGAAAGAAATGCTGCGCATTGGTGAGGACTCAGATGAGTTCCAAATGTCGTACAACTGTAAGTGGCTCCTCGACCGAGGAATGTTCGTTACCTCATCGGTTCTTGATGAGCTAGGTGATACCTCTCAAGAAACAGTAAAGGCGTGGCATCGTTCCCCCGTAGTTGTTGGAATTGACCCTGCCCGTAAGATTGACTCTACTGTAGTCACTGTCGTCTGGGTTGACTGGGATAGACCAGATGAGTTCGGCTATTTTGACCATCGTATTTTGAACTGGCTTGAACTTCAAGGAGATGACTGGGAAGACCAGTACTTCCAGATAGTTCAGTTCCTCTCTAGCTATGACGTTCTTGCGGTAGGAGTAGATGCCAACGGTGTAGGTGACGCAGTTGCCCAACGCCTAAAGATTCTTCTTCCTAGAGCTGAAGTTCATTCACTCGGTAGTAGCCAGTCTGAGCAGTCAAAGCGCTGGAAGCACCTGAAAGCCCTTATCGACCGTCGTATGGTGGGGTGGCCTGCTCACGCAAAAACTCGCCGTTTACGTACGTGGAAGCGCTTCTATCAGCAGATGTCTGACCTAGAGACTAAGTTTCAGGGTCCAAACTTTTTGGCTCATGCCCCTGATGAAGCGCATGCCCACGATGACTTTGCCGACTCTTTGGCGATTGCGTGCTCGTTAACTATGGACTTAACGATGCCTTCTGTAGAAGTGTCCTCAAGCCCGTTCTTTAGATAAAAGGTATTTTATCCAGATTATTGGCTTGTTTTGTAGGACACTTTTATACGAGGTCCTCAACCTAACAAGGAGTCATTAATGACAATTGCACCAGCACCAAAGATGCCAGAACGTCCTGGCAATGTATACGACCGCAAGATGTCCCCAGCAACACCAGGGCAGCGCGGACCACTTCGTTTTGAAGAAGGCATCGCAACAGATACCGATGTTCCAAGCGAATTTTCAAAGGGCGCTATGCAGGGTTACACCCCAGCAGCAGGTCGTCCAAACCGTAACGCAAATGTTTTCGAGAAGCCAGCTGAAGAGACAATGCGCGAGCGCGCTCACGTCGGTTCAGCAGCTTGGGTAGAAGCACCAGATACTCTTACTGAGTTCTCAAACGGTGCATTTGCTGACCATGGTGATAACCACATCGAAGAAGTTGTTCGCAACGGTTCACATCAGCAGCGTCTTAACCCATCAGTCGTCCAAGACTAATTTAACTACTCAACACCCAGCCTCTGTATAGGGGCTGGGCTTTGAGGTATCTAAGGAGTTTTCATGGCCCTCATCCGAGGTAAAGAAGTAAAGGAATCGCCAGACCAAACGCCTGCGAATCCAAAACTCTGGAACATGATTACGATGCAAGCTCGCACTAAATTCGCTAAATATCCATCCCCTGCAGCGGCCCACTGGGTCCACGCTAAGTACTCTCAAATGGGTGGACAGTTTGTAAAGAACAAGGGTCAAGTAGACCCTCGATTCCGTGATTATGTGCAAGAAGCAAAAGATAAAGAAGAAGAAGCAAGGAAGAAAAAAGTAACCAAACCAATTGGAAAAAACAATATTAATGGCGAAAGCTTTAAGCGTTTCTAGATTAATCTTTTTAACGATTTGTCGATAATTGTGCTATGGTTTACCCACTAGATTTGTCGGAGGGAATTAAGTGAGTTCGATTGACTTTTCACCCCCCTCGTATAGAGCGGCGTCAAGCGACTTAACAATATCCATCTCCCCCCTAGGCCTTGTAGAGCTAGCGGATGAAGAGTTTGAAGTTCACGGTCCTCGTCTAAACCGTTATAGCCTCAACTGGGCTATGTACTTAGGCCATCACTATTCTTATCGCCGTCAAGTAGGCGAATCTCAAATTGCCCTTAATTATTATCGCGCCTTTACTGATTTTGTTATTAACTTCACTTTCGGCAAAGGGGTCTCCTTCCGTTCCCCGAAAGAAACGGAAGCAATCGTGCCAGACCTGCTTGAGCGGGTGTGGGAAGTAGACAACAACAAAGCCACTGTTCTGTGGGAAATCGGACAGCAGGGCTCAGTATCAGGCGACTGCTTTATTAAGGTGGCGTATGAAGAAGCTTACGTGGATTCTGCTGGGCGTACTCACCCTGGACGTGTCCGTATCCTACCTCTTAACTCGTCGTTCGCTTTTCCAGAATTCCATCCTCACGACCGTGAGCGTCTTATTCGTTTTAAGCTTAAGTATCGCTTCTGGGGTACGTCGCTTGAAGGCACACGTCAGGTATTTACGTACACCGAAATCTTGACGGATGACATGATTGAGGAGTACATCAACGATGAACTTATTGACTCTCGCCCGAATCCTCTTGGTGTCATCCCTGTTGTGCATATTCCTAATGTGCGTATCTCTGGTTCACCTTGGGGTCTCTCGGACTGCAACGATATTATCAACATTAACCGAACCTATAACGAAACGGCGACGGACATTGCGGATATTGTTAATTATCACGCTGCTCCTGTCACTGTTATTATTGGCGCAAAGGCCTCTCAGTTAGAAAAGGGCGCCAACAAGGTATGGGGCGGTCTTCCTAAGGATGCTCGTGTAGAAAATCTTGAAGGTGGTTCCCAGGGTCTTAAGGGCGCTATGGAGTACCTAGCAATGCTCAAGAAGGCCATGCACGAAATGATTGGTGTCCCTGAAACAGCTTTGGGACAAGCACAGCCTATTTCAAATACTTCTGGTGTAGCACTCTCTATCCAATTCCAACCGTTGATGAATCGCTATCACCAGAAGATTATTCAGTACGCACATGGATTAGAGCGCGTTAACGAGCTCGTCCTTCTCAGCCTTGCAGTCAAAGAGCCTGAGACCTTCACCTGGGACCCAACCACTGATGTGAAGCTCAAGAAGGGTCAGCTGGACAAGCTAGACCCACAAGACCCACTTACCTACCGCTCTTATGTGCAGTTCCCACAACCACTGCCACTAGATAAATTAATCGCGCTTAACGAAATCCAGACCCTTCTTTCCCTTGGCCTGGAGTCTAAGGAAGGCGCTCTTCGTACTTTGGGCGAAGAATTTCCTGCAGAGAAGCTCAATGAGATTCGTCAAGAGTTGCTCGATGACGCCACAGCTGATGGTGCACTCAAGCTTCTTCAAACTCAAATTGAGACAGAAATTGCCGAATTGACAGGTTCTCTTGTTGGTACTGGTGGCGCCCCTATGGGTCAACCAGGAGCACCTACACCTGGTTCTAGTGCTGGAGCACAAGCTCCTATGCAGCCAGTAGCCCCTGTCATGGATGAGGCCCTTGCGGAAGCAAATATGGGCGAAGCTGACTTGCGCAACAAGTTAGTTACTGAAGCTTATGGAACGATGTTGCCTCAACGTCGTAATCCAGAAGAGTACGAAAGATAAAGGTTTAGCCTGACTTTTTCGTGCTGTTAGAGAAAAATTAAATATAGCAAGACAACCGTTTGGTCATATGAGCTCTCACTTCGGACAACGACCCCTAGAATCAAAGGATATAGCTATGAGTACTGCAGAAAACATGGCAGCTGCTTTTGAAGCAGAAGCCAGCACAGCTCCAGTAGTTAACGTGTCGGGTGTTGACGCACCTACTGTTACTGAGGAAGCACCAGCTCCTGCACAGAAGTTTTACACAGAAGAGGACCTTGCAAAGGTTCGCTCACAGGAAAAAGATAAGCTTTATCCTGTTGTAGACCAACTGAAGGCAGAAGTTGCAGCGCTAAAGAAAGAAAAAGAAGAAAAGGCCGCTCGTAAGGCTGCTGAGGAAGCTGAGAAATTGGCTAAGAAAGCAGAAAAAGAAAAAGCTAAGATTGAAGAGGACTTGGGCGCCAAGGACTTAATCAAGCTTAAAGAACAAGAGTGGGCAGAGCAGTTGGAGCGTGAGCGTCAGGAACGCGAACGTGCCTTCGCTCTTCTGGAGCGTGAAAGAACGTATGCAGACTTGCAGTCATATCGTCAGCAAGTGTTAGACCAAGAGCGCGACAATATTATCCCTGAGCTCGTAGACCTCATCGCAGGTAATACCCGCGAAGAACTTCAAGCTAGTGTGGATAATCTTAAGGAGCGTTCTGCAAGAATTCTCGAATCGGCACAAGCAGCAATGCAAAATGCCCGTAAAGAAATGCGCGGAACGAGCACAACTCTTCCCGCAGCTGGACCGCTGGAAACTAATTCGGAGAATCGTCAGTTTACGGCTGAAGATATTCAGTCAATGTCTGTCCAAGAATATGCTAAATACAGAAGTCGTCTTTTGAGCCCTGGTGCTCAGGGGAAGACAAAGGGCTTGTTCGGATAACACTAAACCCCCAATCCAATCCAATCAAGGAGTTAAAGCTAAATGGCATCAAGTATTACAGGTACAGGCAATCTTGCCGCAGCACCTACAGCATACTCAGGTACCAACACCCAGCTGACTCAAGCGATTCAGACAATCTGGTCCAAGGAAATCTTGTTCCAAGCTATGCCTATCCTTCGCTTCGAGCAGTTCGCAGTCAAGAAGACTGAACTCGGTGTTGCTCCTGGTCTTCAAATCAACTTCATGCGTTACAACAACCTCGGCTTCGCTTCACCGCTTGTCGAAGGTGTCCGCATGCAGACCAACGCGTTGACCGCACAACAGTTCTCAATCACTGTTGCTGAACACGGCTACGCACTTGCAGTGTCTGAGCTCTTGCTCAACGCATCATTCGATGATGTTATGGCATCTGCTTCACGCCTCTTGGGTCGCAACATGGCTGTCTATCTTGACCAGCTCTCACGCGATACCCTCTACGCAGCTACCTCAACCATCTACGGTGAAGACCGTTCTGGTTTGTCAGCTGTCAACAACTGGTACGCAGATGGTACCAAGGGCACCAACCGTGCTTCTATGACAGGTACCTTCAACCTCACAACCCACACCGTTAAGGATGCAGTTGAGACACTCTCAACCAAGAACATCCCTCGGTTGGGCGAGACCTACGTCGCCTTCGTTCACCCACACCAGAGCCGCAAGCTCCGTGACAATCCTGAGTTCATCGAAGTCACCAAGTACGCAGCTCCAGGTAACTTCATGCTCGGTGAAATCGGCCGCTTGTACGACACAGTATTCATTGAGACCACACAGGTTCTCAAGGTTGCTGGTGGCGCTGGCGCTAACTACACCACTGATACAGCTGTTGCTAACCCAACAGTAACTCCTGGTGGAGGCTACACCACTCCTGCTACCTACACAGGTAACGGAGCTTCAGACCGATACTCAGCTATCTTCATTGGAGATAACGCATTCGGTCACGCAATCTCACTCCCAGTCGAGCTCCGCGATGGCGGTATCTTGGACTTCGGTCGTGAGCACGCACTTGCTTGGTACTCAATCTTCGGTCTTGGTCTTATTACTGACCAGGCTGTTGTTATTGCAGAAACCAACTAAGTAAAGCTTAAAGGGGGGCGCGAAAGCGCCCCCTTATTTACCCCGAGACATTAAATTGGAGAAAAATACAATGGCAGCAAAAGCAAAGCCCTCCGACGTTACTGGCCGTGTGCGTGAAGCAATGGTCGAAGCTAACCTCGAAGAGATGCAAGGACGTGCAAGCTCTATGTCTATGGCAACAGCCGAGGCACAGATTAAGCTAGAAACAGAAGTTGTTGACGCGACTGTTCCAGACCGTCAGACAGTTATCGTAGATGAACCAACTGTATTGAGTAATGACGCAGATGTCGTTATTCGTGTAGTTGAGGATATCGAGAATATGACCCTTGGCTCGGGTAATAACTACAACTTTAAAAAGGGCCAAAAGTATAAGGTTACTAAGCACGTTGCTCAGCACCTTCAAGAAAAAGGTTACCTAGCAAACGTTATCTAAAACGTTATGCAGTTGGAGTGGGCGCCTTTCGGGGCGCCTTCTTCGTATGTAGAGATTTTTTTGAGATTTAGCGTCATCATTGGATATACCGTTGTAAGGGAGTTTCCGTGGCAAATTTGGCTGATTTGACCTCACGCGTACGGTTAGAGCTAGGCGACCAGCCACGTCAATTCACCCTTACTTTTACTGGGGATGGAGCCACCTCAGATTACCCTCTGGCTATCCACCCTATCGATGTGTACACACTTACCGTCAATGTAAACGGTAGCCCTGTCGCCATTACTACTGGGTATACAGTAGAACCAGATGTAGGCGTTATTCACTTTGTCCATACTCCGCCTGCTAACGCCGCAATTCTTATTACAGGTAACGTCTTCCGTTACTTTACAGATGATGATATTTGCCGCTTTGTTCAGACTGCGGTTACTCAGCATACCTACCAGCGCACTAACGGATTAGGTAGCCAGATGACAGTAAAGCTTCTTCCTCCTGTTGAGGAATACCCACTAGCTATCTTGGCAACTATCGAAGCTCTTTGGGCACTTGCTACAGATGCCTCTTTTGATATTGACATCTCTGCACCAGATGGCGTGACAATTCCGCGCTCTGAGCGCTACCGCCAATTAACCGAAACAATTCAAAACCGTTGGGACCAGTACCACCAACTCTGTGCTCAGCTTAATATTGGTCTATGGCGTACAGAGATGGGAACGCTTCGTCGCGTTTCTCGTACGACTAACAAGCTTGTCCCTGTATACATGGCGCAAGAGTTTGACGACTCTCGTAAGCCTGAGCGCGTCTATATTCAAAACGACCTTTTGGGTCGTGAGCCATTTCCTAGCTATGTTGAGATTCAAGATGTTATTTTGTATCAAGGCGACTCATACTCTGAAGAAGTAGACTTCCCCTTTGATATTACTGGCCTTGAGTGGAAGGCGCAGATTCGCACCTACCCAAACGCCCCATCTCTGTACGCTACCTTTACTACAGAGGTTACCTATACTTCTGAGAACTTAAGCAAGCTACGTCTATCTCTTACTACAAGTGACACTCAATATTTGCCTCCACGCGCATTTTGGGACTTGCAAGCCACTGACCCAACGGACTCCTCATATGAATGCACCTATTTGCGTGGACAAGTATTTACTACGCAAGAGGTGACCCTTGACTAGATGTAGATGTGTAGGACTTGTCCACACCTGCGGAATTCAAAACGTTAATGTACAAGGGCCTAATGTTGTAGTTGTTGGACAGGGCGGACCTAAAGGCGCTCAAGGCATTCAGGGTGCACAAGGCGTTCAAGGTGTGCAAGGTATTCAAGGAGCGGGAATACAAGGTGCTCAAGGTGTTGCAGGAAAATCTGTTTCTATCCTTGGAACATACAGTTCATATGCAGCGTTACTTGCAGCTCATCCCACAGGAAACTCTGGTGATGCGTACCTTGTTAACGGAGAACTGTACGTATGGGACGGCTCTTCGTGGCAAAACGTTGGCTCTATTGCAGGCGCCCAAGGTATTCAAGGAAGCCAAGGCCCTGCTGGAATACAGGGCTCTACAGGAACTCAAGGTTCTACAGGAATTCAAGGAGCTAACGGAACACAGGGCTCTCAAGGAATTCAAGGAGCGATAGGTACTCAAGGAGCTACTGGTTCGCAAGGCATACAAGGCGCTGGTGGAATCCAAGGCGCAACAGGAATCCAAGGACCCGCAGGAGCACAGGGAACAACTGGCTCTCAGGGAATCCAAGGTGCTGGTGGCATACAAGGTGCTACTGGTGTTCAAGGCCCCGCAGGTCCACAAGGTACTACGGGTGCACAAGGTATACAGGGCGCCAACGGCGGTGGAGTAACTGAGCAGCAATTAGCAGATGCTATTGCTGGTGTGTCTATTTCATCTACCGATGCTGTCCCTGAAGGTGTAACTAACCTGTACTTTACGCCTAGTCGCGTAAGTTACGAATATACAAAGTACCCCGCAAGTACCACATGGGTCATTGACCATAACTTAGGTTTTAAACCTAACGTTACAGTCGAAGACTCAGATGGTATTATTTACGAAGGAGAAATTTCGTATACCACTTCGGCCTCCCTTACTCTCACCTTCGCTTATCCAATCTCAGGCACAGCTTACTTATCTTAAGGAGATAAAAAGTGGCAAGAAAATTTCTTACCCATATTGATTTAAACAAGCTTGAACTGCAAAATGCAGCCATTCAAAACTTGGCGTCAGCCCCATCAGACCCAGTTACAGGTCAAATCTACTTTGACACTGTTCTTGGCTACCTTCGTACCTACGACGGTACTACCTGGATTAACGCCTCAGAAGGTGCGCAAGGCATCCAAGGTATCCAGGGCGCTAATGGAAACGACGGTGCTCAAGGCGCCGCAGGTAATGACGGTGCTCAAGGCGCCAACGGTAATGATGGTGCACAGGGAACCCAGGGTATCCAAGGTATTGCAGGTAACGATGGCGCCCAGGGTGCTCAAGGTTACAACGCAGGTATTCTTGGCGTTAATACCGACTTCGTTATTGATGGCTCCAGCAACCTTACCCTTAACTACTCTAACGTAGAGTCACAGCTATCTACAGATGGTTTCTTCAAGAGCGGCGATTCAACGGTAAACGTTGGCGGCTCTGGTGACTTCACCGTAACAGCCTCTAACAATATTGTGCTTAATCCTGCTTCAGGAGACCACGCGTATGTAGGTTCAGTATCGTCTGACAACCAAATTGCAACAATCCTTGACATCAACAACGCAATGCTTCAAGGTGTTCAAGGTGCACAGGGTGCAAACGGTAACGATGGTGCACAAGGAACTCAGGGTATTCAGGGCGCAGCTGGTAACGATGGTGCTCAAGGTGCTGCTGGAGAAAACGGTAATGACGGTGCTCAGGGTGCACAAGGTGCACAGGGTGAAAACGCTGGAATCCTTTCTGTTAATGGCCCTCTCTCAGTAGATGTTCATGGCGCTCTTAGCCTTAGCTACGGTGGCGGCCTTGGTCTTTCAGGCAGCGACCTCGTTGCTAATACTGACAATACGCTCACCATCGCAGCTGGAACTGGAAATCAGCTTGGCGTTAGCTACGGCAGTGGTCTTACTACTGATGGCGATGGAAAGCTTATCGTCAATCAAGACACTATCGCATCTAAGAACTATGTAGATGCAGTTGCTCAGGGCCTTAATGTTAAGAGCTCTGTAGCAGCCGCTTCAACTGCTAACGTTAACCTAGCTAACGTTGACCTAGGTTCACCATCGCAAACTCTTGACGGTACTTTTGTAGGCGTCGGCAACCGTGTGCTCATCAAGAACCAGGATACTTCTAGCGAGAACGGCATCTATGTTATTAACTATTCTGAAGGAGTATTTAATCTTACTCGTGCTACAGACGAAGCCACACCTGCAAAGGGTGACTTTGTATTCGTAGAAAACGGAGATACCAACGGTAAGACTGGTTGGATTCTTTCTGACGTAGAACCACTCGCAGGGGTTTATACATGGACACAATTCTCTGCTGCTGGTGAATACACAGCTGGTACTAACATCTCACTTAGCGGAAATACAATCTCCGTTATTGATGCTCCTACCTTCAATAACCCAACACTGACTGTCGGCTCAGCTCCAGTAGAACTACTGAAAGTCGGCTCTTCGGTTCTGGTAAATAGTGACCCAGATGTAACAATTCTTAATGCTGCAACAAGTTCATTAACACTTGCTGCCAGTAACGGATTAGTTGGAAACTCTGTTCATATTGTAGATACTTCTAACTCAGTTGATTACACAGGTAGTATTACTGCTTCAAGTGTTGACGGTACTACTGTTCACTTTACTGTAGACTCAGTTATCAACGCAGGTGTGGCAATGTTGGCCACCGCTTTGACCTACTCCTTCATTACTGTGGGCTCGTTAACAACTGTTTCTTCAACAGAGATTTCATACCTTGATGGTGTGACCTCTAACATCCAGACACAGTTGAATAGCAAGGTACGTAAGTACTCAGCAACAATTACTGGAGATGCTTCAACAACCAGCTTTGCACTTACCCATGGTTTGGGTAGCGCAGATGCTGAAATCTCTGTCTACGATAGCACTGGCGCTAAGGTAGAGACTGACGTAACTATCACCTCTACAACAGCAACTATCGGTTTTGTTGTAGCACCTGCTTCAGGTGTTACTTACCGAGTCGTAGTAACCGCGTAATTAAGGACTACAGTAGATGGCCCGTAGATTTCTCGTACCGCTAGGTCTCCTAGCGGCTGCGAGCGACCCTACGGGCACATCTGCAGGCGAACTGTATTACAATACTACTGAGAACACTGTTTACGTATACGACGGCAGCGCATGGAGCGCCTTAAATACGGGCAACATGGACGGTGGAATGGTAAACACAAATTTTGGTGGGACTGAACCAATTGATGGAGGAAATGCTTAAATGGCAACAAAGATTCAAGTACGTCGTGGTATCTCCACCACTTGGCACGATAGTAACCCAGAGCTTGCTCAAGGCGAAATTGGTTTTGAGACTAACACGGGCAAATTTAAAATTGGCGATGGAATTCACTCTTGGCGAGACCTTGACTATGCGACAGTTACACCCACAGATTTAGCTACAGAGATTGCTAATGCTGTTTCGGGCGCAGCTTTAGGCTCCACAGACGACCTTCTTGAAGGTTCTACAAACAAATATTTTCACACAGAATTAGTTGCAGATGCCCTCAATAGCGGCACCAACACAAACATTACATTTACGTACCATTCAGCGCAAAATACTATTGACGTAGATGTGCCTACCGTGCAGGGCACACAAGGTATTCAAGGCCTACAAGGTATTCAAGGTTTGCAAGGCAGCACTGGTACACAAGGTGCTACTGGAGCAACAGGCTCACAAGGCACTCAAGGAATTACTGGTTTCCAAGGAGCAACAGGTTCCACAGGTACTCAAGGTGCAATTGGTGCCCAAGGACTACAGGGAACTCAAGGAACTCAGGGTATTCAGGGAACTGTTGGTTCTCAAGGAATCCAAGGCCTTCAAGGTATTCAAGGTATCCAGGGGTATACGGGTACACAAGGTATTGCAGGTACTTCTGTCACAATTCTTGGCTCCTACTCCACCCTTGCGGCTCTACAAGCAGCTCACCCAACAGGCACTAATGGTGATAGCTACATTATTGACCCATATCTTTATGTATGGGAAGGAAGCGCCTGGATTAACGTGGGCGTTATCCAAGGTAACCAAGGTGTTCAAGGCACACAGGGCACACAAGGAATTCAGGGTGTTCAGAGCCCGCAAGGTATTCAAGGTATTCAAGGAATCACGGGAACACAGGGCGCAGTTGGTACCCAAGGTGCTACAGGTTCCACAGGAGCACAAGGCACAACTGGTGCCACTGGTGCTCAGGGTTCAACAGGTTCAACAGGAGCTCAAGGAACTACAGGTGCCCAAGGAACGCAGGGTGTAACAGGTTCTCAAGGCGTTACTGGCGCTCAAGGAAATACTGGTACACAAGGTACGCAAGGAACCCAAGGATTTACTGGTAATACTGGTTCACAAGGTGTTCAGGGAACAACTGGCTCACAAGGCGCAGTTGGTACCCAAGGCACAACAGGTTCTCAAGGAGCTAATGGCTCAAATGGTACTCAGGGCGCTACAGGAACTCAAGGAGCTGTAGGAACACAAGGTACTATTGGCGCTACAGGCTCACAAGGTGTTCAAGGCACAACAGGTTCTCAAGGAGCCACTGGTTCGACTGGTGCTCAAGGAACAACTGGTACTACAGGAGCACAGGGTACAACTGGTGCACAGGGTACTAGCGGTTCAAATGGTGCTCAAGGTTCTCAAGGTACACATGGTATTCAAGGAACTGCTAGTGACAAATACGCTACATCTTCTACTACATCCTTTACTCTAAGCGCTAGCGGCTCTACCACTATCACAGTAGGAACGGCCCTTAACTACTCAGTAGGACAAAACGTTGTAGTTTCCAATACTATTGCTAACCTTGTCTATGGAACTGTAAGCGCCTATAACACATTAACTGGCGCCCTTACATTTACTAATGACAGAATTGTCGGCTCTGGAACATATGCTTCTTGGACAGTAAACCTTGATGGTGCGGTAGGTATTCAAGGAACTACTGGGGCGCAAGGAACTACAGGAGCGCAGGGTACAACAGGCTCACAAGGTACAACGGGAACCCAGGGTGCAACAGGAACTCAAGGCGCTATCGGTTCTACAGGTACGCAAGGTACGACAGGTACTACTGGTGCTCAGGGAGCTATCGGCTCAACTGGAACTCAAGGAACTACAGGTGCTCAAGGAGCGACTGGACTTCAAGGAGCTACGGGAGCACAAGGCTCTACAGGTGCTCAAGGAACTACGGGGGTTGGTACCCAAGGAGCTACAGGAGCACAAGGTGTTCAAGGAACAACGGGTAGTGCGCCTTCTGTGACCTATACCGCCAAGACCGCCGCTTATACATTTGGTAGTGGAGACGCTGGCAATTTATTCTCCATGAATAGCGCCTCTAGCGTTCAATTTTCTATTCCTACTGACGCTACATTTAACTTCCCCGTGGGAACTGAAATCAGCGTATTTTGGATTGGCGGAGCAGGTCAGCCAACCATTGGTGCGGTAACTCCTGGAACAACTACCGTCATAAGCACAGGAGCAACCAGTAATACTCCTAAACTTCGTGCGGTTAACTCTGGCGCTACTTGTATTAAATTATCGGCAAATAACTGGATTGTTTTTGGCGATATATCATGACCCCAATTTTAGGGATTATGGATAGTGCTAAAAGAGTAGTAGTTTCCATTTCTTATTGGTTTATGGGGCTTGTCGACCCATATACTCTTGACTATAGATACGACAACATCGAGTCCATTACTACGGATACCGCTAACAATAGTTATGCACTAGCACAAACATATAACTCTAGCGAAGGTGTTAACGGAACGGTCATTAAGTTTAATAATGCTGGCACAATTCAATGGCAAAGAACATTTGCCGATTCAAGAGCCGCCGCTAATCAAGTCGAAAATCCTGCTCGAATTTGCGTGGACTCTGGAGGCAATATTTACGCGGCGGGCTTTTATAGTACTTCCAAT